TGCGGACAAAATTAAACGCGCTGACGCGCCGGTGCTTACGCCGCCCAGCTGGGTCAGCGGGGATGCGCGCGCGCTGTGGAAAAAGAAACTTGACGAGATCGCTGGGCTGAATGCCAGCGCGGAAATGCTCGACAACATTGACAGCGAGACCCTTGGGTTGTACTGCGTCTCTTGTGTGCAATATGGAATCTATGCCCGCAAAAAAAAGAAAACCCATTTTGAGGTCAACGAAATGATCTCGATCGGACGACTGATTCTGAATTACGCGGACAAGTTGGGCTTTACACCCAGCGGACGCGCGCGGCTGGTAAAACGCATCGCAGACCCCAAACAGGTTGAAGACCCGTTCAAAAAATTTGATTGATGAATGCGGCTACTCAATACGCGCTGGACGCCGTTGAAGGCAAGATCACAGTCGGACGTTATGAGCGTCTGGCATGTTTGCGTCACCTGTATGACCTGGCGCGCGCCGGGCAGCTCGCCCCGGAGTTGACGGACCGCGTAGAGGCAGCGACTACCCAGCCAGTCCCGGATCGGGACGATCACTGGCAATGGGTCTATGACGAGGTGCAGGCGGATTTTGTCGCGGTCGAGTGGTTCAAATTTCTAAACCATGTTGAGGGACCGCTGGCAGGCAAGCCGATTGACCTGATCCCCGCGCACGTGTTTGATCTCTCGTGTATTTTTGGGTGGGTGTCGAGAACAGAAACGATCACGCGCACCGATGGGCGGGTGGTTGGGCTTCGGCGCTTCAACAAAGCCTTTGTAACCGAAGCGCGCAAGAACGCCAAGACTACGCGCGGAGCCGGGATCGGTTTATACATGATGGTTGGGGACATGGAGCAGAGTCCCTCGGTGTATTGCACCGCAGTGGACCGCACCCAGGCGCGCGTTTTATACAACTACTCGAAAGTGATGGCAGAGAAAAGCGCACCAATCTCCGCGCGGCTCGACGTGGCGAAGTATGAGATCAACCATCGCACGCGCGGCGGCGAGATGAAAGCCTTCTCTGGCGAAGTTAAGAACAAAGATTCTTTCAATCCATCCTGCGCGTTCATTGATGAATATCATGCCCATCCGACCAGCAAACTATTTGACCTGATGTCCACCGCCCAGGGACAGCGCGCACAGTCCCTGATGTTTACCATCACCACCGCCGGTGACGACACAGAGTCGCCGTGCCACAAAGAATACGAATACTGCAAGTTGATCGTGGACGGTTCGATCAGCCGCAACCCGGACGCCACGCGCAACGAGCATTACTTCGTGATGATCCGCGAAATGGACGAGGGCGACGATGAACACGATCCCAAGAATTGGGTAAAAGCCAACCCGTTGCGCTGCGCGACGCCGCAAGGCATCGAGCGATTGAAGCAGCAGCACGACGAAGCCTTTGGGTCACAGACCGCTGAGAAGATCCGCGCCTTCCGCGTAAAAAACCTCAACATCTGGGTGCATGGCAACGAGAACAGTTACATGGGATTGCACATGATCGGCGATGGCGTCAAGCCCTCGAAGTGGGAGCAATGCGCGGTCTCGCGGGATGAGTTCCTGCGCTTAACGCGTGGTCAATTGTGCGTGGTCGGTGTGGACCTTTCCAAAAAAATAGATTTAACCGCGCTTTCTTATATTTTTGCGCTGGAAAATGATCGAATTGCCGTCTCTGCGCATGGTTTTATGCCAGAAGAATCCATAAAACGCCATGAAAAAACCGACAAAATACCGTATATGGAATGGGCAAAACATGGCTGGCTGACCATCACCGACGGCGAAGTGACCGATTATGACAAGCTGCAAGAGCAGATCGAGACCATCAATGGCAAGATCACGATCTCCGGCGCCCTGGCTGCGGCGCGTCGTTTGGCATTGCATTATGCCATTGGCAACGGTTGGAGGGTGCATGAGATCTGTTATGACCCCTATCAGGGAACGCAATTCAAAAACGACATGGACAAATTAGGATATACGACGATTGAAGTGCGCCAGACCATGCAAAACCTGAGCGCGCCAACGAAAACGTTCCGTGAAAAAGTCGCGGCGGGAAAATTGGTGCATGACGGCTCGCCGCTCTTCACCTGGTGCGTGGGCAACGCGCAAGAGATCATTGACACGAAGGAAAATATTATGCTTTCGAAAAAACACGCCAAGGATACACGGCGCATTGACCTGTTAGCAGCGACGATTGACGCGTTGGCGCGCGAGCAGGCTTTACGCAGTGCCACCGACTACGCCAAATTGGTTGGCTCTGCCGGGTTTGGATACTAGCCATGAAAAAGTCCCGTTTGAAAGCCAAGGAGCGCGCTGCCCTGCGCGAGATGGGCAGTGAAGCACTGGAACTGCGCGGCGATCACCGGCGGCGGCTGCGCAATGCGTTGTTGTGCATCCTCCAGGATGACCCGCCGCGCGGCGTCCGCTGGGTGCGCGAGAATTTACCCGCGCAGATGGATGACCTTACCCGCGCAGACCTCTTGTTGATCGAGGCGTATGCGCGCGCGAAAGTCTTCAGCGATTATGCCGCGATCCTCGGCAGGATCAATTCGTATATTTTATTCCGCCCCGATTGGGCATTTGACGACGACGGCGCGCTGACGCCGGGATGATAGCAATGACACAACTTAAAACATTGATCAAGTTGGCTAAAAAAAATCGGCGCAAACAAAAACTTTGTGCTTACTGCGGGCATTCCGAAGCGCGGCACGTATTCCCGTTTGGATATTGCAAACATTGTATCTGTAGCGAATATCGCCCCAAAAACAAAAGGAGAAAAAATGTCAGAACACAGTGACCAGGCTGCATTTATAGATTACGTCATCAGCGTGTACAAAGCCCGCGCGGATTTTTCCCCACGCCTATTCTTCGCCGTCCCGAATGGCGCCATGCTTGGCGGCAGAGTCCCTGCCCTGCAAATGGAGAAACTCAAGCGCGAGGGAGTGCAACCCGGCGTCGCGGATCTGCTCTACCTGCAACCGCGCGGCAAATGGGCGTATCTCGCCATCGAGATGAAAACCGCTGAACGCAAAAGCGAAAAGCGCGGCGGCTTGACCGACGCCCAGCGCGAATGGCTGCTGGCGGCGGGACAGTGCGGCGCGCGCGCGGTGGTCTGTTGGGGATTGGATGACGCCATCGAGACGTTTGATGATTACATGCGCGAGGACGCGATCCATGAATGACAACCAATTGCTGCTGATGCAGATCGCTCAAAATGCGGAGTACACGCGGCGCATCATGGACATGCTCGCCATGCAGCGCTGGGTGCGGCGCGGGTTGTGGCTGTTGGCGCTCGCCGCGTTGGGCGTTGGTTATTTGATCGGACACGCGAATCCACTGGGTAGCATGCCGGTAGGGAGTCTCTGTTGGTAGACAGATAAGGGTGTTAGCCCGCAGGAGAAAAATGAGACTTCAGCACTCAATAAACATTACTATACACTGCTCGGTATGCGGTGAAAAACTTTCAGCGGTGATGTACGAGCCGCCAGATTACGATTTTGGTCTGTGTGTCGAGCCTTGCAAAACATGCGGGATAACACAACGTGCAGTAGATGCGGCTTGCGCCTTCGACCACGTAAAACTCGCGCTAGATGGTCATTCCACTTGTCCAGCGTGCGGGGCGATCCCGCCGCGCACACTAACGTAAACAGTCCGGCGGCTTCGTGGCTGTCCGAAGGAAAGGCAAAATGAACGTCATATTTTTAGATAGTTTTGATACCGTGTCTGATTTGCGTGGCAAGAATCGCACTTATGAAAACATCAAGGCGGCTGTTTTGACGGCTGGCAAGTTTTCCTGTTTCGATGTTGAAACCGAGAAAGACGGCAGAATGTTTACGGATTTATGTAGTGACCCAGAGGTAGAAATTTTTGACATGAGTTATCCGTGGACGGGAGTGCGCCGCCGAACACAGCAGGCACTGGACGGTGATGTTGGTTGCGCTCCCGAAGGCGAATCTACACCTAAAAAATTATCGGCTTGTGAAAAAGAAGGAGAAATACTATGTCAGATCGAGAAGCTTGCTTAGTCGTATTTTATAACTCGTCAGGGTTGTTTGAAAGCAGTGAAATTGTAGATGTAGACGGCGTGAATAGATTGTGTGCCGACTACAACAAGGGTATTGAAAAGCGAAGTTTCAAGGCTTACTTGATTGGCGTGTTGCTCGCCGCGAAATCTGCCAATCCAATGTCGCAGGCAGTGGCGGAGACAAAGGGAAATGATATATAATCAGGATACCCGCCGAATGATTTTGTCGAAGTAGGTGCGAGATAAAGGCGCACAGTACACGACTCGGCGGGGTTATAATTGTTGTAGGAGAAAAAGATATGACTCAAGATCAGATACAACAGATCGCCCAAAAACGTGCTGAAAACCTGGAAAACTTTATTGCCTGTTATATTGTTGAAACTGGCTTGAAAGCGTCCGAGATTGAGTTAGTAGAAATGCGTAGCGAAGATGGTTTACAAACAAAGTGGTTTTGCAGACCAATCTCCCAACACGTTTTCAATGGAGCAATTCATGAAACTGACGAAAACGACGGTACTGTTCAGTTTCAATACACTGGCACATATCTCCGCTAGTAAACCATCGTTTCCATAGAAACATCAACGGCGACGCGGCGTATACGCCAGAGCGGATGCGTGGGGGTGCTTGGCTGATTCGGCTAACGCCGTTACGCGGATTTTATGCTCTTGAAATTATAAAACGTTTGTGCTATGATTGTTTTTGATGACGGGCGGGCGCCCCCCTCGCCCTCCGTCATCATTTTGAACGACAATTCAGTTTCTACCAGCGCGACCGCTGCATTGCGGTCTCTCGAGACCTAGCGCCCTCGCAAACCTCTCAGAAGGTTTGCGAGGGCGCTTTTTTTTTACCCAGGAGTCCTATGGATCAACCAGTTACAGTCGGACGAATTGTGCATTATGTCCTCAAAGACGGTCCCAACAAGGGCACGTGTCGTCCCGCGATCGTCGTGCGTGTCTGGAGCGATACCTGTGTCAATTTGCAAGTCTTTACCGATGGCACCGAGCAGCCGAACAATAGCAACGATTGCCTGCCGTCTGTGATGTGGGTCACATCCGCATTGCGTGATGACGTTGACCACGGTCTTCACACCTGGCACTTTCCACAACTTGTTGAGGGCTAGGGGATATGCTGCCAGATCAATCCGCATGGATCCAATACCCAATGGTCGCCGTCATCGTCCTCGCGGGGGCGGCAATCGCTTACGGCTTTTACCGGCTCTTCCGTGATTTGCTGGCATTCGTCAAAGATCAAAATCAGGAGCGGTCGGAGTGGATCACAGAGCAAAACAAAGCGCGCGAAACAGAACGCGAAAAACAGCGCGCATGGGAAACGGAAGAAAATCGCGTTCGCGACGAACGCTGGCAGGCGTTTTTGAAATCCATGCAAGAGTCCTGGCTGGCGCAGGACGGCAAGAACAACGACACGCTGAAAGATTTGACATTGAAAATTGATCTGTTGATCGCTGAAATCAAAAGCCATCACGCCACCATCAACACCAAACTTGCCATCATGGACGAACGGACCAAGCAGGAATGAAAAAATTGTTCTTTTTTTTCGCGCAAATCTTCCAGTTTTTTCTCGCAATCGCCAACGATCTGCTTGTTTTATCCGGCATTGCCGTCATTATCTGGACGAATTTCCGCATTAATCTTTTCTTTGGCTGGTACTCCCTGGGCGGCGCGTTGATCCTCGCCGGGCTGGGATTGACACGCTTGACCTATAAGCGACCTCAAAAATGATCCTCGAAAAACTGTTGGAACTGCGCTCGCTCGATACCTACATGTCGGATTTTCTGACCGGCGTGGATAGTTATTACA